GATTTATAGTAGCAGATAGGGTAGTAGTAGTACTGGTAAGTATATTGGTATAACTGGTTTTACCAGCCTTTATATAGTCCATATCAATAAAATAAATACAACCATCATATTCCGTTACAGTCCAGTTGAGGAACTTGCAAACTTCTTCCAAGCATTCTTTCAAAGTCATAGCCTTGCCATCTTCATCTATGAAATTGGCAGTACTGACAGTTATACCATCTAAAGAAGAAGTATAGACGTTTGGTATGTAGACTGCCCTAAAATCCCCTTTACTTTCTGTAATGCACTTTTTAATAATACCTAGTAAGGAAACAGTAGCTCCTTCTTGCTTAAAGTCTATGTACTCTAAAGTAGATAGGGCTGATATACATTCTATTTCCAATTCAAACAAGCTGTTATCATAATCCTGTGAATATAATTCTGGAGTTATAAAGCCAGTCCAGATAACAGAACCTGCCTTTACCAAATTAACTTTGAACTTCTGGTATTGGGTACTAAACAATTTCTGTAAGTAGTCACTTCCAACTAACTTTAATGTAGCTCCGCTGAATCTGGTTGGAGTATATAAAAAATCTTCATCATTCACATCTACTATAAATGGTGGTGTGCCACCTGTAAGTTCTACAGGTGAACCAGTTCCACCATCTTCTAGTATTTGTACAGTTAAGGCTTCACCATCTACATTAGTAAATGGCATTGTATATATAAGGTTGTACATATTACTTGTATTTACTTGTCTTACTTGTTTGAGAATTAATAACCCCTACTAAATCTCTACCCTCAATCCTTAGTTTAACCTCTCCTCCAGCATTAACAGAAGTTCCACCTTTACCATCTAAAAGGTTAAACAGATTCCTTTGCTGTCTGTTGTTCAGAATCATTTCACCGCTGTTTACTCTGGCTATCATATTATCGCCAATGAAGGAATTACCGCCAATGATACCGCCATCAGCAAATTTTGGTACAGCAGCCATAGCAGACATTATAGCCGTAATAGCAGCAACGGCATTAATCCAACCTACTACAGGCACAGCAGCAGCACTACCAGCAGCTTCAGCAGCAGCCTTAGCCGTTAAAGCAGTAGTTAAACTGGTTATCATTGGTATAGCAGCACTGATACTACTAAGGATATTAGCACCATAAGCCAGCCAACCAGCAGCACCTTCATTTGTCATATTGGTAACAGATCCCATAATAGAAGCTATAGCACCTAAAGAATCCGCATAATCATAATTAGCCTGAATACTGTCTGTAGATATAGGCTTTATATTTATATATCCAGATTTTACATCATCTGCAATATTCCTTCCAACAGGCTTATTAATTTCTCCAGTTGGTAGTAAAGAAGTTCCAGCAGCCCTTAATTGCATCATTTTAAGTTCTGTTTCTGCTTCTTTGATGGCTTTCATAAACCCTACTCTAGTTCCTTCATCAGCAGCATTTTCATACTTCTTTCTAAGGTCTGCAATCTTTTTCTGCATTTCCATAATAGAACCTGCTGGAATGATTTCTTTTTTACTGGCAGTAGTTTTAATACCAGCTATTTCATCCCTTGCACCAGCCCTGTCTTTTTCCCAAGTACCAGCCTTGTCATTAAGATCATTCAGTTTATCAAACAAGCCTTGAAATGAACTAAATGTTTCATCATTCATTCTATCAGCCAGCCTTAGTAATTCATCGTAGTACGCTCTTTGGTCTTTGGTATATTCCTGATAATATTTCTTAGTGGCGTCCTGATTAATCTTATACCACTCGTCACCGCTGTATTTGAAGGCATTAGGGTTTAGTACCTGATTCTTTGTGTCTCTGATCTCCCTGTAGGCATCCAGTTCTTTTCTAAGTTCTGAATACTTGTTCCTTATATCCAAAATCAGTTTTTGTGCATTCTCTGTCGTGATATATTGAGCTTCTCCAATCAGATCAGCCAACATATTATTTAGTTCCCTTTCTGTTATTTGGGATGCTTCCCTAATATCAGCCACACCCATTAGCAATATACGGTCTAACTCCTGCTGTGCCTTCTTCCGTTCCTCCAGTGGTTTGGTATCATCTTCTATAATGGCTTCCAACTGTGTTTTCCTTGCATCCGTTTGTTCAAATTTGATGCTTGTAGTTTCCAGCATCCTTTGTACATTCCTATAGGTATCTGCATATTCTTTTGCATTCTTAATGGCTTTTTCTATACCATCATTGAATACAGTCCAGTCCCCTGAATAGATGGCTGTAAAGAATTGGTCTGTTACAGTAGATCCAGCCTGCATCAAAGAATTATATTTATCCTGTAAAGTGGCATTGCTGTTAAGTCCTTTCTGTAGCAGTTCTGTAGCTCCATAAGCTACGCCCAGTACCCCCGCAAATTTTGTAAAGGCACTGACAGCACCACTGGAAAAGCCTTGTATCTTTTGCTGGAATCCCTGTATTTGTTTTGTTGACTTGCCTAAATTATTATCAAATTGCTGTGTGTTAAGCAGCAACCTAGTAATCAAATCAGCCATATTATAATAGTTTTAAGGTTTTACTTGCCTTATCTTTCAACCTCTGTATATCTTCACTAGTAATAGATGTGCCTGTATCCTCTGGCTTATCCCATTTAAAGGAAAGAATATCAGTAGGCTTTAACTTCTTGCTGCTGTTTACTTGTGCCGTGATATAACTAAGGAATCTGGTTTGTTCCCAACCGTTCTTGTTTTTACCCTCCAGACCATTTAAACAGGAATCCACTTCATACCACTGCATTTTATCCAAAAAGTAATCTGGCTGGATTCCACACTCTACCACAATGATACTATACAGTTCTGAAATGGATATTACTTTTTTTTTGAAGTATCTTCTTCTTTAGATGGTTCCAGTTGCCCTTGCTTTTGAAATTGCGCATTAAGGAAATTCTGAATATCAGCCACCAAAACAGGATTCAAATCACATTCATCTATAAAATCGTCAAACAGCAATGTACATTCTGGATTTCCTGCCAGTATCATAGAATAGTAGAATATATAAAAGTCCATCAGGCTTTCCAGTTTGAATAATTTGCCAGTCAGTTTTTCAAATACGAACATTGCCCTAATGCTGTACTTTACTTTATATGTCTTGTCTTTAATTGTTATTTCCATAATTCTGTTGATATAAAAAAGCCCTTACACCTCTATAACAGAGATATAAAGGCTTTATATTATGCTGTTTTAGTCAGTGCTCCAACTCCTTCAAAAGAAGCTGTAAATGTTGCATTATCTCCATTCGGTGCGTTAAGTTCCAGACTGGTAATTACTACTTTCCCTTTATATTGTCCAGTGGTTACAGGTGTCCATCCACCTTCAGGAACTTCATCTTTCTTTGCTGCATATTCTTTTTCTAAGCTGAAAACTACACTTAATTCTTTTCTTTCTGTCATAGCAGTAAAAAGATCATCATAAGTAGAACCTTCACCATCTAAAGAGTAAAGATTTTCTGTACTCATAGTCCAACTTAGCTTTCTAGGTGCTTTAGACACCCATTTTCCACCAGTATCTTTAGAACTTGTTTCAACTGTTTCAGCAGAAATTGATAAACTGTGACTAGTTGCAAATGCTATTGATTTAAATGCTGTTCCTTCTCCAGTAGAATCAATGAATAACATCAAATCACTACCGTTAATCGGCTTTCCCATAGTTATTTTGTTATTATTAAATTAAAACTTAATGTCTGTACGTAAGCATCACTATAAAATCTCCATAAGCAGATTCCAGTTTGATGCTTTCTATATCAGCAAATCTTTTATCTTCCAGAATATCCCTTACCATACTGGCTATATCAACGGATTCAGAATAATCATCAGACACACATATAATGTCAATTATTACTTCATCCTTGAAATGGAAGTCCTTAGTATAGCTAGGAATAATATTACTTCTCTTATATACTATAAATGGATATGTAGTTTCCTTTTCTACTATAATAGGGTAGATCTTACTGCCTACTACCCCAGTAAGAGAATCATTACCATTTAAAAGAGAATAGATTTCTTTACCTACCTTTAAACTGTCCATTTACCCTTAGTATAGATTTGGTTATTATGTCATTCATACTATTACTGATTTCTGATTCTTTGGCTTCTCTGGCTTTTTTAAAGAAATAAGAGGCTTTTATACTACCTGTAGATGGTCTGCCCTTAGTCCGTTTCTTGTAACGTGTCTTAGTTCCCATTTCAAAGAACTTTAATCTAAAGTCTCCCATAATATGTACTTTACCCTCTGTGGCTTCCTTATTGACCTTAGATTTGATTCCAGAAGAAAAGGTTTTTCCGTTCCACCTGTTTCTGGCATTGGGATTCTTTACTACCTTCCTGAAATTTTTTCTGGTTTCTCTAACCAATATGCCTGTAGCTTTTCTAAGTGCAGTCCTATGTGCTTTCTTCTGTCTCTTGCTATCCAGTACAGCAAACATCTGTAGGACTTGCCTTGCATCCACATTATTCATTTATCAGTTCTCCAATAATAGTAATAGATTGTTTTGTCCTATCTTCGTTATTATCCTCTATGGACAGGATTCTGTAAGTTTTGCCCTTCCAAAGAATCCTCATAAATTCATCTATGTTATGATACCTTCTTACAGTAAATGTTACTGTATAGGTATTAATGATTTCATTGTTTTCTGTAACCCTGTTACCTGAATTGAACCTTACATTTGCCCTTGTTGATATGCAATCAATCCAATCTGTTTCTTCCTGTCCGTATTGGTTCTTTGTAATGGTTGCCTTTCTAAAGGTTACAGGATCGGTTAATAGTCCTGCCCTCATTACTTTGTGGAATAGTTTTTATATAAGGAAATTAGGTAATCAAAAGTGTAAGGCACTTTATTTACAGCAGTATAGGCTACAGGTTCTCTGTTAGCGTATAAGTTACCAACTAATAAAAGTATAGCAGCTTTTACAGCAGGCGGTAATTCACCACCTACTGTAATGCTGTCCAATGGAATATTTATATTAATTGAAACAGCATCTTCTGCTATATCTATTAAAGCTAGTATGTATTCATCATCATCTTTAAATGAATTATCAACCAACAGATGTTTCTTTGCTTCACATAAAGTTACATACATAGCTTATTCATAAGTTAAGGTTACGCTTTCAACACTTTCTTTACGAAAGAATCAGCACGTCTGGGTTTGGCATCAAAGTAAGCATTGATAACCAGTCTTACTTTACCGTTAGCTGCCTGTGTATATGGATCTACAGTCAAGTCGATACCTCCCCATTGTCCAATAACCAGATCACTGAAGTTACCGTAAACAATACCTTTTCCAGCTACAGCAGATGTACAAAGGACTGGATAACCGTTTACCTCATTACCTTCCATAATGAAAGAATTTTGATTCTTTGCTGTAGACTTTAATACTGCCTTGGCAGATGGAGATACGATAAACTTAATATCACCTCTTACATTCTTTTCGCCTAATGTAGCTTCCATATTTACAAAGTCGGCATAAGTTATAGCAGCAGTGTCAGCAGTTACACCATTTAACAAACCAGCAGGTTGTGTAGCAGAACCAGCAGCATTACCTAAAATAGTAGCTTCCAGTTTATTTGAAATAGCAGCAACAATATCTCTTTTCAACATTTCTTCTGCACTGTTGGAATCCTGAATAAGGAACTGTTTTGAAACATCAATATAAGCAGTAAGGCGTTTAGGCTCTAAGTTTACTTCACTGAATTTACCTGCGCCATCAGTAGCAGCAGCAACTTCACCAGCCCAACCTACATTAGATCCAGAATAAACTGGAATAGATACATTTCCAATTAAGCCAGTCATATAAGAAGCACCAGCCTGTACTAATACTAAATTGGCTCTTAGAGGTTCTAGGATTCCTAATTTATCCTCTGCAACATTTTCCTGTCCAGCAGTTGCAACAGTAGCCTGAATATTTGCTCTTTCCTCGATAGGCAATACAATTTGTCCAGCATAAGATTGTCCAGCCTTTCTCATTTCATTCTGACCAGCTGTTACTACTTCTAAGGCTCTTTCATCTAATTGTCTGTTATTAGCTACATCATTGATAGCTTTAAGCAATGAAAATTTTTCCATAGTCTTTTTATTGATTTGTGGTTTGTAATTTCTTTTATTCTCTTCTTCTATACCTTTTATCTGGCTGTCAATACTTGCAATCTCTTTCTTTAGATGGTTTAACTCTGTAGCTTCTCCATCATTCAACTTTCTAATTTCCTTTTCAGCATTGGTAATCAATTCCTCTGCCTTCTTTCTTAATTGTTCCTTTTGGTCTATCAAAGTCAAAGTGTCCATTATAGTCCTTCTCTAAGGTTTTGATAATATTCCTTTAATTCCTCTGTGTTCAGTTCCTGCATCTTTCTACAGGCTACGCTGGTATCTGGATAGGCTTCTTTGTACACAGGGGAAACATCAAATAATTCTTTGAATTTGGTGATTCGTCTTAGATATTTACCGTCTGCTCTCTTTTCCCATTTGTCACTATCAATGGTAAAGGCAAAAGAAGAAGTAGTAATATCACCTCTTTTAAGCCCTTCCAGCAATTCATTCCCCAGTGCGGTATCTGGTGCTTCAAATCTGTACTTCAATCCTGTTTCATCTACAAGTAAAGATAGAGAACCAACACCAAATTTACTTCTGGCTAATACCCCTTTATCTTCATTATGATTTAACAGGCATAATATATCTGATTTCTCAATCACACCATCTAAAGAAGAAGGATCTATTATTTCAATGAATCCACCTAGATCTCTGGATTCTTTATCGAATACCAAAGCATATCCTTCTACCGTTCTGGATTCAGATCTTAATTCATAGTTACAGTTTCGTTGTTCTTTCATAGCTTAGTCAATTTTAGTTCAAACATCTGTCCATTCCTGTGTTGGCATCATTTCATCTATTTCTTTCCTGCTATAAGTTTCTTCTTTGGTATAATAATTACTTAAATCGGCTTCACCACTAGTAATAGCATCTAATTTTTTATCTATTTCTGCCTTCTTATAGTAATTAGCACCTAGATAACTCATTGTAACCCTACTTTTAAGATCTTCCTTTGTAGCCAAACCTGTAACATCAGGAATTTCAGACTTATTAGCCTTAACAGATTCCAAATTGGCTATATCTTCATTTACTTGTGTAAGGTCTGGAATTGATTCTTTAATACCTGTCAGTTCCTCCTGTAAATCCTTTTGTTGGGTAATATCACCTATAATAGTACCCCAAACAGGTACTACAGTCCCACCAGAACCAACTACTACATTAGCCCTGTCCAATTCCAATTCATATTTATTGTTATTGGTTATTTCTACTTTATACATAAGCATTTAGATTTTAAGTATAAATTAGTCTGTCCTTTTATTACTTCATCATAGAAGCCATCTTTAAAATTACTATTGGTAACTCTGATATGGTACACATAACTTAGTACTCCATCTTCCAGCTTTTCTAAATCCAAAGCATTCAAAGCAATGTAATCAGTATCTTCTTCTGCTATGATTCCAGTATATTTACCAGCAGAATAACTACCTTCTATATATGTATCAGGATCAGTAGTAAAGAACCTTATAGTAAACTCATTAGTAGTACTTATTCTATAGGGTGTACCTTCTGCATCCTTCAATGACAATGCAACCATTATATCACTGCCTTTATATATTTTCTGTATCATTCTTTATAGCATTATTAGAAGGTAAATTATTAACTGCATTATCTAAAGTCATTACATTTACTTGTACAAATGACTTATCCCCATTTTCCAAAGGTTCTAAATCCAATTGCTTTCTTATTTCATTAGGACTGACTACACCAATATTAAACAAGGTCTGGTAATATGTAGCTAAACTGGCTTTATCTGCCCTAAGTAATACAGACGTATCGAATCTTACATCTATGCTGTTCTTTTCAGAAGGTTTGTATAGTTTACGTTCAAACTCCAGTTCTATTTTCTCTAATAAAGGTGATAACGTATCAGTAAGGAAAGCTAATTGAGTTGCTTCTACCGTACTGTAGCTGGATTTACTAAGGTCAAATGCCTTTACTGGTGATACTCCAAAGAACCTGCAAATGTCAATTACATTAAATTGTCTGGTTTCTAATAATTGTGCATCACTAGGACTGACTGTAATTGGTTGGAAGTCCATATTTCCCTGTAATACGGCTACACCATTTGGCGTACCAGTCATAGGGCTGAATGTACTTTGCCAACTCTCCTTAATATCCAATTGCTGTTTTGGCGTTAAGCTGGATTGTACTTTGATAATTCCAGCCAGATTTGCACCGCCTTTAAAGAACCCCTCTGCGTGTGCTTCACTGTCTGTAGCCAGTCCCAAAGTATTTCTGGCGTGTTGTAATGTACTGATTCCTGTAATGCCATCATAGCTGAAATTCAGTATATGAATCATATTAACAGGTTCTACCAGTTGTTTAATGCCAGTAACATTATACATTATCTTGTTCTTTAAAGGATCAACTTTTGATATAGTGACCAATTCAGAAGGAATCAGCTTCAAACTTACTGCATCACCTTTGGCATCTCTTTCAATTAAAGCGTAACCATTACCATTTAAAAGGACAGAGGTAATCAATGTTTTCATAAAAGTAAACCTGCTCATCTGGCTGTTTGGCTCTTTGTTCAGCAGGTAGTAAGTGGGATGTTCCAGATACTTTCTTTTATATCCGTCCTTGTCAATCTTATATGGCTCTAATGGTAATTGTGCCACTGAATCACCAATTACATCTACACACCTGTAGACAGTGGAAAGAAGCATAGATTTATCAGTCCTGTAGCTGGAATTTGTATTATATACCAGACTATTAAGTCCATAAGGTGTATAGCTTCTTTCTTCTTGTGGCTCTTTCTTTTTAAATAAATCAAAAAATCCCATCAATTAAGGTTTTATATTGTAAATATCGTATTGGTATAATGTGGTGTCAGCAGATAACCGCCTAATGCCTGTATCATAGCAATCACACCATCAATTTTCTTTTTATCCTGTGATTTTACCGGCTTTACATTGCCACAATAGTCAGATTTCAGAACTACATTCCTAAAGCAATTTCTAGTAATGTCGTTATTGTCTATTACTGCTTTTCCTGACAATATAAGCCTTTCCAGTTCTTTGGTAGGTCTGTTGAAATTGCCTAAAGTCTGTGAATATTCTTCTAAGGGCAAACCTTGTTCAGTTGCATTAATTGCCCATTGTGTAGCATTGAATTTATCGTAGCTGACAGATATTATATTAACGACTTCTCTGTATTTCAGAATATCAGTAGTTATGTAGTCATAATCCGTAACGTTTCCAGGTGTTACTGTAAGCAGTCCCAACCGCTTCCATAACTTGTAAAGTTCTTTATCAGCCTTTTCTTCCAAAGCTGCTTCTGGCAAATAATAATGTGTTTTGAAGTAATATTTTTCGCCATCAACAACTAAGAAGGATGCAGCCGTTAAATCGCTTGTTGCTCCCAAATCCACACCTATATAGCAGTCCAGACCATTTAAAGAAGAAAGATCCACTACATCACTGCACTTTACTATATAGTCCTCTGGAATCCATACAGTTGCAGAATCACACCAGATATTCAATGTCTTTGTTTTAACTCCAACTTCATCACTAGGATTATTCTTTGCCTGTTTAACTTGCTCCCTGATATATTTCTTAGTAACAGTGATTCCTAAGTTTGGAGCACATTTACACCAGTTCTTTTCACTGTCCCATTTATCGCCTTCATCCAAACAATAAATGGCTATAAACATACTGTCATCTTCCTTTAGATGGTTTAGTACTTCTATAGCTACTGTTCTTAGTTGATAACAGGGTAAAGACTTGTCAAATCCAGCAGTTGTAATGGTACAAAGATGTGGATTCTCGCGCATCCCCATACTGGATTTAATTACATCTCTAACCTTGCTGTTGGCTGCTGCGTGATATTCATCGAGTAAACCAAAGCTAGCGTTAAAACCATCCAGTTTGCTATCATCAGCAGCCAATACTTTCAATTTGGAACTAGTAAGGCTGAATAAAATATCAGCCCTGTAAGCAGTAAGATACTTTCCTTTTGGATCTAAGCCTTTACTGAACTTGCTGCACATATCGAATGCAATTTTAGCCTGTTCCTTACTGTTTGCAGCCAATAATACTTCTGCGCCATCTTCACCATCAGCAATTAGATAATACAAGCATAGTGCAGCAGCTAAAGCCGTTTTTCCCTGCTTTCTTGATACTTCAATATAACTGCTGGTATATCGTCTAGTACCTGAATCCTTCCAATACCAGCCTACTATGTTGGCTACTATGAACTGCTGCCATCCTTCCAATATAAAAGGCTTTCCAGAATGCTTACCTGTGTAATGTGTCAAAGTAGAAATGAATTGGATAGCCAGATCTACTTTTTCTTCTCTAAACTCCAGATCTTCCCTTTGTAAATCATTCTGGAACCTTTCACAAGCTAATTTTATATACTCACCAACAACAATACTTCCATTTAAAACCTTATCTACATATTCGTAATAAGGTTTCATTATCTAACTTCCTTTGCAGTCTTTACAAATTTCTCCAGTGGTGAATCTTCTTCTTTTTCTTTATCCAGTTTAGGCAATTTGGTTCTGGATTTGGCGGTAAGTCCAAACTCCTGCATAATTTTTACTGCCTGTATTTGTGCATCTTTGGCAATGGTTACAGCAGGATGCTTTACAATGTTACCCTGTCTATTTTCAATTGTTGCTCCCTCTCTTTCTACTTGCTTGGAAGCATTAATAAACATACTGTAATTTCTTGCCAACATATCTAACGCTGCTACATCTACATTTTCCAGTACTCCAGATTCTTCCAGTCTGGCTAATACGGTTTTCATATATTCTTTTGCTTCTTTACATACGTCAGACGGTGCTTTGTAGTCTATCATAATTAAATTCTTATTTTAAGTGTACATATCCATTCGTATCTGTGTCTGCTCATTTATCTTTCAAACTTTCAAATACTAACCAGTCTATTGGCAGTCAATTATTTGATTATTAGCATTTTACTTGTTCTTGCTGTAAAATATCCGTATCTTTGTATATGATTAAAAGCCAATACATTAACATTAAAAATCACAGTTTATATGAAGGAAAGTATGTCAGAAAGAATTACAGTTCGCCTAGATGGTGAAACTGCATTGAACATAGATATTATGAATAAAGCTACTAATACTCCAAAAGCCCAGATAATAAGAATGATACTAAGAGATTTCTTTGCTAAGAATGAAGAACTGTTAGACAAATACTATGAAGAAATTAAAGCCCAGTAAAGAAGTGTTGCTGCAATATCTATATGACTATGGTATCAAAGATACTTGTAAATTACTACATATAACAGAAGAAGAATTTAATTCTATCCTAGAACCATCTAAAAGAGAACATAGCCATCATAAATACAATTACCAGATTTCAGAGATCAAACCTTCAATAGCCAAAGATATTTCAGATAATTACAACCGTTTAAGATCCAAATTTATAGGTAATACAACCAACTTGCAGTTAAGTCAGACAGATGAAGATATATTTCATAATACCTTGCTAAAGGTAATATCAGATGGAATAGAAGATAATGTAGTTAAGCAGATAGAATACCGTCTTAAAATGGTACGGTATCAATTACAGATGGATAATAAACAACTAAAAGGAATACAAACAAATGCCTTATCTAAAGAAGCCAGAGAGAATAAAGCAGACCTCTATTAAGCGTGAAGAACGTAATGAAGTATATACTTCTACCAGATGGAGAAAATTAAGGCTTTCATATTTACAGCAGCATCCGTTATGTGAACTATGTCTAAAAGAAGATAAAGTAGTTCCTGCTGTTGACGTTCATCACATTATTAGCTTTATGACAACAAATGATCCTCTTAAAAGAAAATGGTTGGCGTTTGATTCTAGTAATTTAATGTCACTTTGTAAAGAGTGTCACCAGAAGATACATAATAAGTAATTTCAGATGTGATTTTAGGGTTAGACCATTTAAAGAAGAAGATGCCGATTTAATTCGATTATTTTTCTAGAATTATCTTATTCCAGCCGATTTGATTTGGAGTGATAAAATCATTCTTCTTTTAGATGGTTTTACCTTAAAAATACACCTCTGATCAAGCCTTAGATGTAAAATATAAACATCAGATATACATATAGTTACATATTTAGATTCTTTGAAATTTACTTGACAGTCACGAAAAAAAGCAGTATCTTTGTGTATATTAAATAAGTCCAAGAAGTATTGTCATAACTTCTACTAGAAATACACTTTAAGCCATAAAAGTACGTTTGTGTGAGTGAATTTGATAAGAATAAGACCAGATGTGAATCTGGTTTTATTTTATTTCGATTGGAATTTTTTTTTCAGATTCCGTATATAAGACTAGCCTTCAAAATTTTATTCCAATGGCACTAATAATATTCCAGATGCTTATAAACACTAGATTTTACCCACTTAGATAGATGGAACTTTTTTTTACGTCAAAATCAATACATAAAATGAAGAATCAAGCAAATACACTAAAAATTAATTCTACAGATGGATATTTACATTTAGAAGATCTTCCACATAATTGTATATTCAATAAAGTTATTACTGGTTGTGGTGGTACTACTATTGCCATTACTAACAGTGAAAACTATGTTATAGCAGTACCTACTAAAGAATTAATAGTAAATAAGATTGGTAAGGCAGAAGCAGGTGAATCAGATAATAAGAACTTGTTCGGTTTATTTGGCGAATTTACCAACAGCCTAAAAAGTAAGCTAAAGAAGTATTTAAAGAAAGATGGAGTTAAGAAGATCATTTGTACTTATGATAAACTGGCTAAATTGGCTGAATATCTGAATCCTGCTGATTTTAGGTTACTGGTGGATGAATATCATTGCTTGTTGAAAGCATATAGTTATAGAGATACTGCAATAGATGGAGTATTAGACAGCTTCAAACAGTATAAATCATTCTGCTTTATGTCAGCAACACCTATACAGGCTGAATTTAGTCCTTCCTGTTTAAATGGTGTGCCTGTTATTGTTGCAGACTGGAGTTATACAGATACTTTAATTGTATCATTAGAAAAAACCAATCATCCATATCAAAAGGCTTCAAATTATATCAAGGCTTATAAAAGGGACGGATATATAGAGATAAACGGTAAAAAGAGTTATGAAGCATTTTTCTTTATTAACTCAGTAACAGATATAAAGGCTATTTTAGATCATTGTGATTTGGCAAATAATGAAGTAAGAATTATATGTGCTGATACCGAATCAAACAGAAGTAAATTAGAAGGTTTTAAAATAAGTAACAGTATCAGTGATAATAAGATGTTCACATTCATTACTTGCAAAGGTTTTGAAGGTGTGGATTACTTTAGTGATACTGCAATGTCATTTGTTGTCAGTTCTACTTCCAACCCACATACTTTAGCTGCTATAGATACTGATATTCCCCAGATAGCTGGTAGGATCAGAACAAAAACAAATCCTTTTAGAAACTTAATTGTACATATATTCAATACTCAACTGGATACTCTTAGTTTAAGTTACGAAGAAATGAAAGAGAGGACAGAAAAAGAATTGGAAGCAGCTAAAGAAACAGCAAATATGTTCAATACTGCACCAGATATAGTAAAGGATCATTTAAGAGATAAATTAAAAGACAAAGTAAATGATATGTATATTTCATACGATAAGAAAAATGATGCTTATAAGGTGAATGATATTCTTCCCAAACTGGAGTTATACAACTACCAAGTAAATAAAGTGATATATTCCAGTGGGTTACAAATAGCAAAAGGATATGATTTTAATGGGATATTACATACTTCTGTTAATTGGGAATTGGTAGATAATGAAATAATAAGAAAGAAAGGTATGAAACTTACATTTGAGGAAGCATATAAAGAGTACAGCCAATTAAAAGAGAGTTTAGTTGTTTCACCTAAAATAGAAGAATTAGAGAAACAGTTTCCTTTATTGATACCAGCATATCATAAGTTAGGGGATGAGGCTGTAAAACGCCTAAAATATGTGCAGAAGGCAATTAAAAATGAATTGCTGGTTACTAATGACTATAAGAGTTTAGATAATAAGATATTCAAGATAATCAAAGAAGATATTCATATTGGCGAATTTATTCCTGCAAAGAAGGCAAAGGAATTGCTTAAAAAGACTTATGAATTAGTTGGAAAGAAAGAAACGGCTAAAGCTACGGATTTGGATAAATGGTTTGAAATTGATGCAGCCAGTAAGAGGATAGACGGTAAAAAAGTTGCTGGATATATAATTGCAAGAAGTAAAATCATATTTAAGTAATTATTATTCTCTTTTACTTGTTTCAGACCAAAGAATATTTACAAAAATGAAGCATAGTAACAAATATCAAGATTTCTGATAATTTGTTTTTATGGCTGCCAACAACTTAGTATCTTTGTACTATAGAAAATTGAGATACAGCATACTAGTTAGATTCGCCAAAACTAAACTTAAAACTTTAATTATATGGAATCAATAACCTTATCAACCAAAACACTACAGCAAATCCTGAATTATTTGGCTACACAGCCTTACAATGAAGTTGTAAACCTGATTAATACAATTCAGGTAGATATTCAAAATCAACCATCTAAAGAAGAAACAGAGAATAAGCCAGAATAATTTGGCAGATTCTCTTTTAGATGGTCTGTATTTTAAAGAATCATTTAAAAGATACTAAGTTATAAATAAAGCCTGTAATGTTAATGGCTATGTGAATGATAATGTAAGCAGATATAGAACTATGGCTATTATCTGTATGATGTTTTAGACTGCCCACGTTGCAGTAGTAAACAGGCTGGTAAATAATTACTGGCTTAATGGATAAATTTCAAGAATCAGAAAATGAAGGTAGAAGAATATTTGAAAGCCTATTAAAGCAGTCAAGAACTGCAAAAAACTGGAATCCAACTAATGATAGATATAATTTTGTGGATGGATTCTTTGAGTTGAAAGATAAAAAGATAGTAGTGGAAATTAAAACCAGAGATAGAAGATATGCTGATTATCCATCCCATCTAATGCAGATAGATAAGTATATGAACCTGACAAAAGCCAAAATAGATAATTCCTGTAGTAATGGAATCTATGTAAATATATTTGGCAGTGATCTAATTTACTTGTATGATCTCAAATATATTAATGCAAGTAACTGTAAACTTACTAGTAGATACGTTAATAGTACTACTGCCATTGATACAGGTAAAAGATGGAAGAAGTTTTATGAAATACCAGTCAGATATGCACAGATATTTAAGAAAGATGGTGATAAGTGGAAACAAATAAACAAGTAAAATGAAGAAACTATTATTTATTATAGCAATAATGGTAGCCGTATTAACTGGCTGCGAAGTAGATAATTCTGTAGATGGTAGAATCAAAAGTGCATTAATTGAATATTACGAACCTGATAGAATCCCTGTTCTTCCTACAGTTGGTGAATTAGATGTAGTTCACGAAAATTATGAATATCAATCACATAAGATATTAAAAAAAGCTCACTATGGCGAAGATGTTACAGAATATATCATAGAACATAAGTATAAAGTAGATATAGAAGGAAACAATACTACTCACACAGTAAACAAAACTGATACTATTAAAGTTACGCTATATAACCATATTTACTACTCCAAAGTAAATGATGGTAAAGTATGGAAGTATTAAAAAAGAAGCCTAGCAGTTGATTCTGTTAGGCTTTTTTTGTATGTTTGCAATATAATCTAAAATCAAATAGTTATGGAAGATATAGTTTTTAGTAGTATTGCTACAGTTTTTCAGCTTGGTTCTAGTGAAAAACATTGCATTGATATTTCAGTAAAGGTATTAGATAATAGATATTTTTATGTGGTAAAAGCCATTGATAGAAAGGATATTTGGGAGAAAATTATTATTGTAAAAAATCCTAGATTTGATAAAGATCGTTTTGGGTCTAATTCACTTTCTCGTGAAAGTTATACGCATTGTTTCCAGACAAAACAAGCTATGTATTATCTGTCTCTTATACACATCTCCGAGCCCACGAGACCGTACTAGATCTCGTATGCCGTCTTCTGCT